ACGAATTAAAAGAAACAAATTAAAATTTAAATAAAATGGGACTTAATGTTTTTAAGAAAAAACCTTCTGAAGCCAGAAGAGAAACTAAAAGAGGAATAGAAATATTTAAAAGTATTTTAGATAAAAAATTATATTACAAAGATGTAAATAACAAATCAGTTCCTGTATCAGAAGAAACTACTATTAGTACAGATGCTTCTTTATCAGGTGACGGTACTGCTTCAGATCCTTTATCTGTTGAAGGAAAACAAGATACTTTAGTAAGCGGAACTAATATTAAAACTGTTAACGGAACTTCGGTTTTGGGTAGTGGTGATTTAGCCGTCGGCGGTGGTGACTCAGGTTATCACATGCAATTATTGCCTGGAGGCCCTTATTATGGTGGTATTCATCAAGCAAACACAAACGCTGCTGGTACAAATTACGCAAATCAAACTTTTGCAAATAGGATGTCGTACTTTCCTTTTATACCAAATCAAGATTTTACAAGTACGGAAATGCGTTTTAATTGTAATCAAGCAGGTGCTGGAGATGAGGCAAGGCTTTGTATTTATTCTCACGATGGAGTTAATGCGCCACAAAATTTACTATATGAAAGTTCTGCGGTTGATATGTCTACTACTGGGTATAAAACAATCAACGTAACCAGAACTTGGACAAAAGGTGAAGTGTATTGGCTTGGTATTCACACAAAAAATGGGTTGTCAAGAATTCTAGGAATGGGAACGAATGTTTCTGATTCACTTATAATTGGACTTTTAAATAGCGCAAGGTTTAAAATGTGGGCGCAAACTGGTCAAACCTTTGCAAACGGTGCGCCTGCAACTGCATTTCCTAACTCATTTAGGTATGATGTCTATATGGTAGAATTCAAATAAATAAAAAAAATATGTCACAAATTAGAGAAGAAGTTTACAACAAAGATGGATTAGTAGAAGTTAAATTTCATGAAGTAGAAAATGAATTAACTCCAGAAGAAATTATTGCTCAAAAAGAAGCAGAACTTTTAGCTATGTATACAGAGCTCGAGGCTCTAAAAGAAGCTAACAAAGAATAAGAATATTAATTTAGCAGGAGCATTTGTTTCTGCTAAATTTTTACACTATAACTATGATAAAATTATTTAAATACACGGCTATTTCTAACGGATATGACAGTGTACAGCATATGAAAGAAAGTTTATTTCACCCAGAAAGTTTTTCTTGGGCAGCACCTTTAGCAAGTATACTAGGAACAGTGTCAGTAATATTTGAACAAATTTTTGGAATTCATATTGTAGTATTTTTAGTACTATGTATACTATTTTTTTTAGAATTATATACAGGTATAAAAGCATCTAAAAAAGAAGGCAAAGGATTTAGGTCTTCTAAATTTCAAAAAGGATGGTTTAAATTAGGAGTATATGCAGTTATGATAGGGTCTATGAACATTTGCGCTATCTATATACCTAACAAACCTATATTTGGAATAAATATAAATATCTACGGGTATTTACATTATGTATTTTACAACTACGTATTGATCGCTTTATTTATATCTAACGTAGAAAATTTTGTAAGATTAGGATGGAAGATGAATGGTTTTATTCCATTAATAGCCAAAAGACTAAATTTAGAAGTTGTTGAAAAAGAAAAAAACAAAGACTCTAAATAACTGTGAGCATTGAAAAACTTTATAGAAAAAACAAGTACTTGGGCAGGTAATATTAGCAGTATTAGCAAATTACTAATAGGCTTGTTTTTTTTAATTTTTACAATCGGAACAGAGTGGTATCAAATACAAGTAAATCTAAAAACTAATATTAAACAAGAAAAAGATATAAAAGCTTCTAAGTCTTATGCAGAAACAATGTTTAACAAAGTATTAGAAAACATTGAAAAAGAAAATAAACTGCAGCAAGAAAAATTTAAAGAAACAAACAAACGTCTTATAAATAGTTTAGAAGAGTTTAATAAGTATAAAGAAAAACAAGAAAATAAATTACTACAATCTAGAGAAAGAATATCTTTTTTAGAAGGCAGGTTATATAATGTAAAATAATTAGTTATGAAATTACCTAAAACATTTATTGGATGGACAAGTATAAAATGGTTTATAAGAGAGCTTATAAAACTATATTCTGATGAACCCTCTTATTTTTCTAAAAAAAGAATAGAATCAGGTCTTGCTTTTATTATTGCTCAGGTAGGTATGGTTTTCTTTTTAATTAAAAAAATAGACACTCTAGATGTATACGAATTTATTATGTGGGCTAGTGTAGAATTTCTAGTTGCTGGATATACTATTAATAAAATACAAAGAGAAAAAAGGTTGTCGTCTATTAAAAGAATGACTACTAAAAAATAGAATTTGTATATTTACAGCATGTTTACACTTTTAAATAAGTTCAGTAACTACATATTTATAGCAATAATTATATTAATTTGCTTTTTATATTTTAAAAGCTGCGTCCAAAATAACGCTGATAAATCTCGTATCGAAAAGCTTTTAGAATACAAACATACTGTAAAAAATTATACTACTAAAAAAGGAACGGTTGTTAACTATAACAACTCGCTGGCAGTGTCTCCTGAAGATTTGAAGATCGTTCAGGACACTCTGCTGACGTACATAGAAAATTTAGAACTAAAACTAAAGAACGTTAAATCTACTACTATTATTACAGAACGTATACAAATAGATTCAGTAGAAGTTCCCGTATATCTTACGGATTGTAATTTTGATACTACTATTAATGTTACAAAGCCTTTTTACGATTTTAATATTACAATGACTAATACTGGATTAACTTTTAATTCTTTAAAGTTCCCTAATCGTTTAGGAGTAACTTTAACAGATAAAAAAGAAAAGTGGTACAAACCTAAAAATTCTATAGTGGTTGTTACTAATAGTAATCCGTATATGAAAGTAGATGGTATATCTACCTATACTTTTAAAAAACAAAAAAAATGGTATAATAGACAATTGACTTCTTTAACAGCAGGAATTTTATTAGGAGCATTTATGTCATATCAAATAACAAAATAGTTTTGTTATATAATTAAGGAGAAAAGTTATGAAGAGACACAGATTATTTTACGACATCGAAACATCATTTTGTAAAGGGCACTTTTGGAGACCTGGTTATAATCAAAGAATTGGTCCTGAACAAATTACAGACTACGCTAAAATTATTTCTGCACACTGGAAATGGGAAGGTGAAGAAGAAGAAGTGCACCATGCTCATTGGGGTCTAGAAAAACAATGTGACAAATCTTTAATAAAAAAACTATTAAAACAATTTGAGAAAGCAGATGAAATAGTTACTCATAACGGAAAAAAGTTTGACACTCCTTGGGTAAGAACACGAGCTTTGTATCATGGAATACCTATGAGACCCGATTACAATGAAATAGATACATATAAATTAGCAAAGTCTTATCTTAATTTGCCTAGTTTTAGTCTTAAAGAAATTTGTAAATATTATAATCTAGAAGCAAAAAAAGATGCGGGAGGATTAGATACTTGGAAAGATGTAGTATTTAAAAAATGTCCTGAAGCATTTGAGCATTTATTATATTATGGAGACGGAGACATTATTTCTTTAGAAGCAGTGTTTAATAAATTAAGGCCATATGTTAAACCTAATATGCACTATCATTCAGAACATATTAGTATTTTAGGAATTAAAGCGGTTCCTGGAAAGTTTTTCTGTCCTGAATGTGGTAAAATAGGAAGACATCGTAAACAGTATAGAACAATGGCAGGAACAATAAGACACTACATGAGCTGCACAGACGACAAATGCGGTACATCATTTAAACTTAGTCATAAATCATTTGTTGATTTTAATACATATAAAATAGCAAATAACATAACGTAATTTTTAATATATTTGTATAATGTTACCATTAGTAGATTTACATAGTCAGTTAGACGAAGCTTTGAATATTAATAATTCAGATTCAATCTTTAGTACACTGTACTATACAGATTTAATTAATGAACAACGATCTTTATATATCAGAAACGAATATAACAGAACAAGAGAAGTAGACCCTAATGTTCAGCAATCATTTTGTGAGGATTTAGAATTAGTAGATCCTAACAATTGTCCTTGTGCAAACATACCAGTAGGGTGTAAAATTTTACGTACTAAACGTAAAATTCCTAATACAATAGAATTTCATCACAGCAAAGCTATTACGTCTGTCGGTCCTGTAATTATTACAGCAAAAAGATTTAACTTAATAGATTACGATAGAGTTCCTTTTGTAGGACACGGTAGAACTACACATAATACCGTCTATGCATTTTTATACGATAATTACTTATACGTAATATCTAAAAATCCTGCAAAGCTTCTTTTGAAAAAAGTTACTATTCGTGGAATCTTTGAAGATCCTACTGCTATTGCAGAATTTTTAGATTGCAGCGAAAACAATATCTGCTGGTCTCCTGACGATGTTTATCCATTAAATCAATGGATGTGGACATATGTTAAACAACAAGTGTTACAGCAACTTTTCCAAAAAAGACAGGTCCCACAAGACGACTCTGGAAATGCACAAGATGATTTAGCAGACGGAACAGCGCCAGTACAATCTAAATAATATAATAGTGGAACCAATAAGGGGGAAAGGAAAACACAAAGCGGATATAAAAAAATATAATTTTTATAGCCATTATAGGAAGAATACTACTTTTAGTCGTTTAGACAGAAAAGAATATTCTGCTTTTTTAAAAGATTTGCTTACTACATTTAGTGAAGCTATCGTAAAAGAAAATATGGAATTAAAACTTGGGAAACTAGGTTTTATTAGAATACAAGCTAAGAAACTTCATTTTTTCGATAAAGAAGGTAATAGAGCCAAGACACTAAGAGTAGATTGGAAGAAGACCCTAGATTATTGGAAGGTAAAGTATCCTGGTAAAACAAAAGAAGAACTGAAGAAGATTAAAAACAAACCTGTTTTATATCATGAAAATGATCATACAAAAGGAGAGTTTTATCAGCATCTTTGGGACAAACTTACTTCTGTAGTAAAATACAGAGGATTATATAAGTTTATTCCTTCTCGTCAGTATTCTAGATTAATAGCAGAGGTAGTAAAAGATCCTCATAGAACAGTATTTTATTACGGGTAAAACCAAAATTAAAAAAAAATGATGGAAAGTAAATCAACAAAGTCTTGGGAAAATTCAGAAAAATTTGAAGACGGATCAAGTACAAAAGTTTGTGTTAGAGAAGTAGAAAACGGTTTTATTAAAACTGTAACTAAACACTATATGGACGACAAAGGATCGTGGAAATACGACGATACTGTAACTGTTCATTTTGAAAATCCTATGGAAGAAAAAAGTCTTGCGGATAAATTACAAACCTTTTTAGAAGAGAACTAAGATGTACACAGGAAATACAGTATCATATAAAGCAATCATGGATAAACAGATCCGTGATTTTGGTTTTGAAATAGACGACGACTCAGGAATGGAGTGGTTAGCAGAATTTATGGCGCAAACTAAAGTCGGAATAGTAATGATCAATGATGTTGTATATATTCCTATTTGTGACGGACGTGGAGAACTTCCTATGAATTTGTATAAGATTGTACAAACTGCAAGATTAGGAGGAGTCGATAATTTAGAAGAAGCTAAATGCGGTAAAGGAAATATGGTGCCTATGAGATGGGCAACAGATCATTTTCATAAACAATACCATAAAGACGATAGAGATTATACTACGCAATCTGCTGACACATATACAGTAGAAAACGGTTATATATTTACTTCTTTTAGTAGTGGATTTGTTTCTATGGCTATAGAGTCTTTGCCTGTTGATGCAGACGGAGCTCCTTTAATTCCTGCAGAACAAGCTTGGTTAGAAGCAGCGTCTCATCATCTTGCCTGGAAAACAGCAAGAAAACTTAGACGTACAAACTCTATTGATAAAGATTTCTATATGGAAATTATGCAAGATAGAGATTGGTACTTTGCACAAGCAGTAAATCAATCTAAACTAGATCAGAACGTAGATCAAGCAGAGTCTAGTAAAAACGCAATAGTTAGAACTATACCTGATATACAAGCTCATGCTTCTTTCTTTGCTAATCTTCAGTTACCAGAACAACGTAACTTTAGAGATATGTCATCATCAGGAACATCAAGCCCTAACAAAATTATTTCTGGATAAAAATGAAAAGAGCCGTTAATGTATATAAAGGTTTAAACTCCGATACTGCAAGAGACAGTATTAGCGGTGGTCTCTACATAGACGCACTAGATGTTAGAATTACTACTGACACAGGAGAGTCGCAAGGATGTATTACTAATATTAAAGGAAATAAAAAATATTTTACAATACCTGTTAGTGACCCAGACTTAGTAGTAAACGGAACCCCAGAAATAATAGGAAGCACTTCTATAAGAAATACTATTATATTATTTGTTGCAGATGACGGTGGACAAAATGGTTGGATATACAGTATAGAATATTCTGATGATGAGCAACAACTTATTGGAGGACTTACTTTAATTTATAAAAACAATTCTTTAAAATTTAAAAAAGAATTTCCTATAGAAGCTGTAGGAAGATATGAAAATAGTAATATACAAAGAGTTTACTGGGTAGACTATAATAATTATATACGATCTTTAAATATTAAAGACATTGCTTTATCTACTCTTACACCTGGACTTATAGATAGTTTTCCTAGTGTAAAATTTGAACAGCCTCTATTAAAAAATGTTTTAGGCGGGGGTTCTTTACTTGTAGGTATTAATCAATATGCTTATAGATTAACTACTGTAGACGGTAAACAAACTTTAATATCTCCTCCAGGAAATTTAATACACACTACTTCAGAGACCGAATCTGCGTTACAAAGTAGAACTTATACTGGAGATAAAAAAGGCACTAACTCTGGGAAATCTTTACAAATAACAATAGATACTTCTAACTATTCTCATTTTGACACTATTGAACTAATTCATATACTACATGAAGATTTAACAGGAACATCAGAAGTTTTTTCTGTAGAAACAAAAGGAATTAATGGAGCTGCTTCTGTAACATTTGTACACACAGGAACTGAGAACACAATTGTTCCTTTAGATATTGCAGAATACACAGTAAAAAACTACCCTTTTGTAACTGCAAAAAGTATAACTCAAAAAGATAATTCTTTAGTAGCCGCAAATATAAAAGGATCTAATTTTGATATAAACGATTTAATTCCTGATACAGAAAGTTTTGACGCTAAAGTTCCTAGACATAATTCTACAGGGTCTCTTCCAAATCCTGTTGTAGGAACTCCTGCACAACAAGAAATTGCTAAATTAGCCAATGCTTTTAATGTTGACTATAATATAGATGCTCATTGGGAACAAACTTGGCACGACAATAGCCAATATAAATTTCAATCGAATGGAACACGTTTAGGAGGAACAGGGCCTAACATAGAATATAATTTTCATTTACAGCCTTACCTTATAGATAATGTAGCTTCTTGTGAATTTCCTAATAATAATCATATAGGAACTGTATTAGTTAATTTAAATGATGGATACGGAAATTATGCCAATAATACCTGGGAAAACATGGCATCTCCTTTTGTGTCTGGACTTTTAAAAGGTTACAAAAGAGGAGAAACATATAGATTTGGTATTGTATTTTATAATAAAAAAGGAGAAGCATCTTTTACAGAGTTTATAGGAGACATTAAATTTCCAGATATTTCTGATGAAGATTCTGTAAATAACTCTTCAGGAACTAATTTTTTTCCTACTAGTTTAGAAACAAATTCTAATCTTCCTGTTTCTGTAGATACTACAGCTTATGCTTTGGGAATAGAATTTAATGTAGACTTTAGTACTTGTCCTAGCTTACTTAATGAAATAGAAAGCTATCAAATAGTAAGAGTTAAAAGATCTATTTCAGATACTAGACGTTTGTGTTCTGGTATTATGAAAGTAGGAATGAAATTTGATATTACTAGTAATGATGGAGGAGGAGGATCTGCTGACGATCCTGCTAATAACGGAGGTTATAATTTAGGAGGACCTAATTATAGCGAGGAAATACTGCACCACTTTACTTATCATCAAAGAAGATCTAATGCAGCAGATGCCCAAGAATTTCCTGGATATGGAATAAGTGGTAACTTTGCAACTATTAATAATAATCATATATTAGGCAATCCTTTTAAAGTATTTGGTGCATATGCTACTTTTTATTCTCCCGACGTATCTTATAATTTTAATGCAGTTAGAAATTCTATAGATCAAAATTCTTGTTTATTAATGACAGGAAGATATGGGCAATATTTTTCTAACATTAATTCAGCAGTTTCTACTGCAGGAGTAGAACAAATATTTACTGATAATAATGTTACTGAAGGAAGTATAAAATCTTTTGATATAGTTTACTCTGCTCCTGCAACTACAGAAAACTTAGGAGCAAAAATAGAAGACCACAGACGTAAATTAAGGTCTGTAGGACAAGTAGATAAAGATACTTCTCTTAAAGCTATTGAGTATGTTAAACAATGGAATGAATTAAATGTAGTAGATTTTTCTAATAGTGCACAATCAGATTCTGTAATGAGCACAGAGTTAACTACTGCTTGGGGGCCTTATTTAGGATATGATGATGTAGGAGTAAATAGTAATCTTTATTTTAGAAACTTTTTTACCTATTTAGGAAACGCAGGTGCAGGATTAAATGATCACGAAGCAAGTAGTCCTACTCAGCCTCATCAAACTATTTTTCATAAAGGAGCTACAGGTATTACAGGGTCTTTGGCTAAAATAGATTATAATCCTTTAACAGGGCTTCCAGTAGCACAAACTGTTACTCACCATGCTTTTAATACAGGAACTACTGTAGGTAGTGGGCCCGTAAGAGCGGTTAACCAAACTTTTGCTCCTTTAAATAAAGGTTTAATACAAGAAAACTATACTAGTACTCCTATAATAGATATACTACTTCCTAAACAAGAAATTTATGGTGGCTACACTGCAGATATTTTATCAGGAAATATTTTCCAACCTGCTTCGCCTATTATATCAGTAGCTAACTTAAATCCTAAAGTTTTTGGTGGAGATATATTTCTACACATGTTTACTTTCCAGGAAAGTACAGCTTGGCTATGGGATAAATTTTATCAAAACGCTTTAAGTAACTCAAATGTAAAACAAGAGTTTAACGAAAACAGAACTTCTACTCTTTGTTTTGTAGTAGAAACTGCAGTTAACGGAGAACTGTCTTACGGAGCAGATGTAAAAAGAGAAGTTACGTTTGATGTTGCAGGAGGTTCTTCTGGAGTAAATTCTACTATTTGGAGACAAGAAAATAATAATAGCACTACTACTTGGGGTAAAGCAAATACTGCAGGACAAAAAGCTATGTATAAAGATGTTTACAATACAGTATATTCTTCTGAAAACGATGATGTATCATTCTTTACAAAACCTCCAGCTTTTAATTCTTTAGGAAATGTAAACGACATTAGAGCTTATATATCACAAGTAAAGATAAATTCAGAAACTGTAGATTCTTGGACTTCTTTTGGGGTAAACGATTACTACGACGTAGATGATTACGGACCTATAAATAAAATAATTACTTGGAGAGATAACGTATACTATTTCCAAGATAAAGCTGTAGGAGCATATTCTATTAACCCTAGAGCGATATCTTCACCTGGAGACGGTATTCCTACAGAGTTAGGATCTGCAAAAGGATTTAATGACCATACTTATCTTTCTACTAAATATGGAAGTATACACCAATGGTCAGTAAAAGATTTAGAATCGGGAATATATTATTTTGACGGAACACATAAAAAGATTTTTAGAATATCTGGATCATCAGAACCTTTATCAGAAATGAAAGGACTTCACGGTTTACTAAAAAACTTTAACGGAAATATTTCTTTACGTAAAGAAAATGCAGGAGACAATCCTATATTAGGAGCGGGTGTGCATACTACTAGAGACAGAGTTAATAATGAAATATTATTTACTTTTTTAGGTACTTGGAAAGCCTCTGAGTTAAACGGAAACACTTTGTATTCTGAAGGTGAAATAGTAACTTACGGAGGAGCTAACTTTATAATAAGTACTACTTATACTTCTACAAACACTTCAAAAGAAGATGTGTTAGTAGCAGAGCTATATCAAAACTCTACAGTAACTACATTGTTGCCAGACGATAAAATTACTCTTGTATTTGACGAGCTTGTAAATCAGTTCTCTTCTCGTTATAGTGCTACTCCTCCAATCTATATAGAAAACGGAGATATATTACTTTCTGCAGATCCTAGCAAACACAACGAAATTTACCAACACAATAAGGGTAACTGGGGAGAGTTCTATGGAAAAACAGAAGAGATGTCTATTAAGTTAGTACTAAACGAAAATGCTGACTTTAATAAAATACTTAGAACTTTAGAATTTAATTCTATTGTAAGAGATAATCAAAAAAATATAGACCGTACTAAAACTATTACGGCTTTCCGTGTAGAAACAGAATACCAAGACACAGGTAAAATAGATTACGATTCAGGAAGAATTAAACGTAGATTCGACAAGTGGAGAGTACATTTACCTAGAGATACAAAAAGCCCTGGACAAGATCGTTTGAGAAGTACTTATTTTATTTTAACTTTATACTTTGATAATACAGACAATCGTGAGCTAATTCTCGATAGAATTTTGTATTATTATGACATACAGATATTCTAATGGCAAAGAAAAAAATTTATATAGATCCTTCAAAACGTGGTACGTTTACAGCAGAAGCTAAAAAACGTGGTATGGGTGTACAAGAATTTGCTTCAAAAGTAATGTCTAATAAAGATAGGTACTCTTCTTCAATGGTTAAACAAGCAAACTTTGCACGTAATGCTGCTAATTGGAATCAAGACGGAGGAAATATGAATGCTGTAAGTTTAATGGGTTACAGAGATGATTCTCCTTTTCGTAATGAAGAAAGTCTTAATATATACTCTCCTGACGGGCTTATAGATATGTCTAATGTAGGCATGCCTATAGTAGCTAACGGCCAAGTATTAGATCCTTATTCTGGAATAAATCAAGTACCTCCTACAAAAAGTGGTTACGTAAGGGAAACTCCTTTAGAAACTTTTGAAAATGGAGGACGTATGGTTCCGCCTAATATTCCTATGTATTACCAAGATTTTGGAACACCTATTTATAGAGATACAACTGAGATTCCTCCTAGTTTTCAAAATGGAGGCGGTCTTTATACATATCCTGGAAGACCTGGAGCAGTATATGAAAAAGGAACAGACGGAAATTGGAAAATTAATTTAGGAGCTGATACGCAAGGAAAATTTATTCCTATTGTAGATCCTAGATTAACAAGAACAGAACAGTTAAATTTAAATGCTGTTCCTTTAGAAGAAACAGAATCTGTTGTTCCAGGTTACAATGAGTCTGCTTACTTTGACGATTTAAAATATTTAGAAAACAGTATTAAAAAAGGATTTAAAGACGGTAGATGGTATCCGCATGTTTCTTTAGAAGGAGGTGAAAAAACAATTGCATACGGCCATAAATTAAAAAAAGGAGAAGATTTTTCTAAAGGACTCTCTCAAGAAGAGGCCGAGGCTTTAATGCTTAAAGACTATACTGTTAAAAAATCTTCTGCTCAAAAACATGTAGATAAAGAATTTGGAAAAGGAACTTTTGAAAATTTAGATCCTCGTAAACAAATACTATTAACAGACTATCAATATAATGTAGGACTTACTAAATTTCCTAAATTAACTGAGGCAGTAGTAACAGATAATATAGATGCTGCTTTAAAAGAATACAAAAGATATCACAGTGGTAAAAAACCTTTAGTAGAAAGAAATAAATGGACAGAAGAACAAATAAAATCTTTTGCCTACGGAGGTAATATTTATAAATCTGGCGGCTACACAGTTACTAGATCTAACGACAGAAAAGGTAAAACTCATAAGGTAACTAGAAAGTCAGATGGCAAAGTTAAATATTACGGCCATCCTATGAGAAACCAACCAAAGAATAAAAAAGTAAAAGAGGCTGCTGAAGCTAGACACAGAGCTCAAGGAAATTTCCGTAATCCTTTCTTTAAAGCTTATTGGGATAAAACTTGGAAAAACGGTGGAGTAATGGACTCTTATAATTCTTATCAATTTGGAGGTTCTATGCAAGAACTGCAAGAAAAAGAATCTAAAAGTTATTACGATGTAGAAGGTGTAAATAAAGAAAAACTACAAGAATGGTATAATATTGGTAAAGTTGCTCCTACTAATATTGGAGAAGCAAAGTTATTAGCAGAAGCAATAGGATATACTCCTGCTCAATCAAATATTGTAGCGGCACAATGGGCTTTAGAATCTGCTAGAGGAACAAAAACAGGAGGACAATTTAATTATTTTGGTATTAAATCTCATAGTAAAGCAACTAGAGATAAATTAAAAAATAAATACAATATAAATGTATCTACTGCTGCACCAGTATCTACTCAAGAAGAATTTACTCCAGGCAAAAAAGAAACAATTAAATCTAGTTTTTTAAATTTTGATGATCCTATAGCTGCTTTTTTAGGACACAAAGCATTTTTAGAAACTAATAAAAGATATGAAAAAGCTTTAAAAGCAGAAACTTCTTTTGATTTTGCTAAAGAGTTAAAAAATGCAGGATATGCAACTTCTGCAAAATATGCTCCTACTTTAGGGTCTATAGCTTATCCTTTTTTATCTTCAGAAGAAATAGAAAAGTTTAAAAGTTTAGGATCAAAAATAAAAGACACATTACCAAAAGATAAAAAAACAAAATTAGTACAAGATAATATTGCACCCACACCCGTAGTTAAAGATGTTTTTACTCCTACAGAAATTCCAGGAACTAAAGTATCAGACGCTAAATTATTTGAAAGAAATATGAAACTGCCAAAAAACACAACCAACTTAGAAATAAAAAATGTCGTTCCTAAAAGAACTCCACAATTTGGGGCTTCTGCATTTGGACAAGGACAAATGTTTAAAACATACGGAGGTAAAACTTACCAAGGAAATGTGTATAGAAACGGAGAAATTCTTGCTGGAATAGGTGCAGGATTATATGGTGCTGCAGAAGGAATTCTTGATACAGTGACTCTTGGTCTTACTGATAACCTAACTGATAAAGGTTTTGACGCTCTTTTTACAGGAGAAAAAAATAAAAATGTAGGCGGAATTAGAGGAGCAGGTAATGTTGTAGGGGGAGTTGCAGGAGGATTTATTAATCCTGCAGGAACAGGAGCTGCGGTAGGACAAGTTGCTGGAGGTATGGGAGAAATGGCAGAAGCAACAGGAAACGAAAGATTAGACGCTGCAGGAAATGTTATAGAAGCTACAGGAAATGTAGTAGGGAACTTTGTAGCTTATGGCGGGAACATACATCAAGTTGATCCTAATATGTCTGTAGGAACAAATATGTTAGGAAAACAATATGCTATTCCTGCAGGATATAAAGAAATGTATCAACAAAATTTAGGAGAAGCTATTCCTGAAGGAGCTACTTTATCACAAAGTGCTTTTGATTTATTTAATACTCAAGGAAAAATATCTAGTTGGAACGCTCCAAATACTCCAGACCCTTCTGCTGAAAAAGCTTATAAATACGCTGACTACAGTACTGGAAGCGGAGATGTAAGAGCTAACCCACAAAGTAGAGCAAAACAAAGTGATTACGTTAAACCAGGACAAGTAAAAATGGTACATCCAGACGGAAGGTCTATGTATACAGATCCGCAAAATGCACAGTTATTAATACAAAAAGGTTACCAACAAGAAGGAGTTAATCTTGTTGACGCTGCTACTTTTGGATACGGAGGTAAATATTATGGTTACGGAAGTAAGATGTACAACGATTATGCAAAAGGAGGTAAACTTCCTGAAAGTGTATTACGTAGTAGACTAGAATCTCATATGTCAAAATCAGAAGCTGATGATTACATTAACAGTTATAAGAAAGGCGGTAACATGATTAAAAGAGCAGACGGTTCTTATAGTCAAAGAGGATTGTGGGATAATATTAGAGCTAATAAAGGTTCTGGTAAAAAGCCTACTAAAGAAATGCTAAAACAAGAAAAGAAAATAAAAGGCAATAAAAAAACTTACGGAAGCAACATGTACAATAATGGAGGTTTCGGTATGAATACTATGAATGAAATTCCTGTAACAGAATTTAATGCAGGAGGCACTCACGAACAAAATCCTTTAGGAGGAATTCCACAAGGAATGGGAACTAATGGAAAAGTTAATTTAGTAGAACAAGGAGAGTTAAAAATAACAGATCCTAGAGATCCTTCTGGACAGTCTAAATTTATTGTATCTGCACAAAAAGATATGATTATTACTAAAGAAATAGCAGAAGAAAATAATCTTCCTAAAACTTTTGTAAATAAAACTGTCCGTAAAGCAGCAGACATGTTGTTAAGAAAAGATTCTAGAAGAGAAGGAGATACTATTGAAGAAAATTCTAAACAACAAGACCTTATAGGATTTTTACAAGCTCATGAAACTTTAACTGCTATGAAAGAAGCAGAACAAAATGCAGAGTTTCAAGAAAAAATGATGACTCTTTCAGAAGAGTACCCTGAGCAAATGGCTACTATAATGCCTCCTCAATCAGAAATGGAAACAGAGATGGCTCCAGAAATGCCTAACCAAATTCCATTAGGAATGGCTATGCGATATGGAGGTAAAAAGAAAAAATACAAATATGGACACGGATCTAATATGTATACAATGGGAACAAATGTTCACCAAGTAGATCCAAACATGACATCTTTTACTCCTACTTTTCCTGAACCTACGCCTTTTTCTGCTGGTGTTGCCGACACTCTTCCTTTAAGACCTTTTGCAGAAATGGATACTGCAGGTACTCCTAGTACTTCAGATTTTTTAGGATTATCTGACTCTCAAAAATTTGAAACAACAGACAGAGAATTAGCTAGTTATAAAGAAATGCAAGATACAGATAGTCAAGATTCTGAAAAACAAAGTTTTGTAAATTATGCAGGACAGCTTTTACCCGCAGCTTTAAATATAGGTATGGGACTTTTTGGAAAAGAAGACACTGTTAATCTAGGAAGAGTATCTTCTAGAACTTTACCAGAAACAGACGTTAGCCAACAATTAAGAGATGCAAGAATGAGCGCTGCTAGAACTGCTAATCAAATGCGAGGATCAGGACAAGCAGGAAGTTATTTAGCAAATATTGCTAATTTAAAAAATATTGATGATGCTACAAAAGCTAGAATATATCAAGATAAATACAATAGAGATGCGGCCATAGCTGCTAGACAAGCACAAATGGATATAAATGTAGATCGAGCTAACTTAGGTCTAAAAGCACAAGAAGAACAATACAAGAGAGCTGCTGAAGCTGCTAAACAAAAACAACTATTTACAGGAATAGGGCAGGCAGCACAAAAACTTAGAGCAGATCAATTAGATGATATAGCTCAAGCATACAATAGACAATTTTCTGATAGATATGGATTTGATTATGAAAAACCTTTTCAAAGAAAAAATAAAAGAAAAAATAAAAACGGTAACTAAGGTTAAGAGAAAAAAGCCAAAATAAATAATGAATATGAATAAGTTTCAATTAGGCACTATATTGCCGCAGACACAAGCAATTCCTTTTCAATATACTCCTTTAGGATTGGAAGCTTTTGCTCAACCTATTGCTATGAAGCAACAAAGGTTTGACACTGTTTTAGGCGCTGTAGAAGATACAGAATTTAATATAGAACATCTTTCTGGCGATAAACAATCTAAAGAAAAATTACAACAAGAATTAGAAGAACATAAATCTGCTTTACTTGCAGACTTAGATAAAACTTCTAATTATAAAGATGCCGCACGTAGACTTAAAACTCTTAATAAAATCTATAACTCAGATGCAGAAATTGCAGGCATTAGAAATCAAGCAGCTTCTTTTGCTGCAGAAGATAAAGCAGCAAGAGAGCGTATAGATGGAAAAACTTACACTCAAGACGACTATGAAAAGTGGAAATTTAAAGCACTAAATAGTTATAATGAGCAAGGAGGACTTAATTTTGACAGAGCTACTGGAAATTATACTCCTATAGATGTATCTCAACGAGGTGATAACTTAGAAAAAGAAATTAGAGACGATGCTCAAAAATCTGCTAAGAGTACTCCTATGCAGATAAAAGAACTTTATGGCGATATAGATCCTGGTACTATGTCAAGAATAGAAACTCTTTACAAAGAAAGATCTTTAGACCCTACAGCTACTCATCAAGGTATTGCATTAGAAATAGAAAATTGGCTTAAACAGTCAGATCGTTATAAAAACTTTATTGAGGAAAAAGCAGAGTACGATTTTTACTATGACTCAAGACATAATCCTAATTTTATTAATGATATTGTCGATAATCAAGAAGCAAAATATAGAGATACTATGTCTACTTATTCTCAACTTGCTCAACAACCAGAAATAGGAAGCGATAAAAGACAAGAGTTTCAAAATATAGTAAAAACATTAGGAAGAAATTATAATCAATTTTTAGATTTAAAAGAGCAAGCACAAGCCAGTGGTAAAATGCTACCTCTTGCAGAACAACTTTATATAGAAAATGTTAAAGGGGATTATTTAGGAGATGTAGGAAGAGCAGCGGGAGATTTAGTAGATGTAAGACAAGTAACTAATAATATTGAAGGAGGTAGTGGATCTGGATCAAAAAGTGGCGGCGCTGCAAAAAAACTTGAAAATTTTGAAGAATATGAAGTAGATACTTCTATTATAGATTTTAATTCTAAGAGTGCTCCTATAGCACAAACAGGTTCTACTTCTTCTTTTGATGTAACTGGACAAGAAAAAATATTTAGTAAAGGGCAAGCAGACTTAGTTAGAGATTTAACTTTTCCTCATGAAGATTCAGAAGCTTATAAAGCTAGTGAAATTATAAATAACGATGACAATATAAATCGTTTAAAAGAAGAAGATCAAACTAAATTTAGAGCAGTTTCTGAAGACGCAAACGATTTTTATACTCTTATGAAAAGAGATGAAAAGTTTAACAAGAGTATAGAAGACAAAGCTTTACAAATAGAAGAACAAAGAAAAATTCTTAATACAGGAACTGCAAATGAAATAGCAGAAGCTACTTCTAAAATTACAGTTTTTAATCAAGACATAAAAGAAACACAACTACAAAGAGAAGCAGAGTTCTATGAAATAGATAATTTATTAGACCAAGCTTATTCTAATTCTGATTCTAAAGATGCTATGGGTAATAAATTAGTGCCTGAATTAAATAACTTTAATCTTACTACTGCTACTAGAAAAGAAAAATACGAAGCATTTTATAATTTATATAAAAATCAACTTGTAACTCAGTCTGATCGTTTTAGTGAAGCAGAAATTGTTCCTAGTCAAACAGATGCTGATTTAGGTATGTCAGAAGAAGCGCTTAAAGAAATAAGACTTGAAGAGCAAAGACCATTACAAGATGAAGGAATTTTAGCTAGAGGAGGAAAAGTTAGTCTAGTGGAAACTCCTACTATATTTATTTCTAGTGCTTTTAATACAGATTATCCTAGTCATAAAGCAATTCAAACTTTAAGAGAATCTTTAGCTGCTCGTAGTGCTGCAACAACTCATGAAGTTATTGTAGATGAAAAAAGTAATGCATTCACAGAAGGTACTCTTAAAAGAATTACAGATGAATTTGAAAAAAATCCTCCAGGTTCTCCAGGTGCAGGAAAAGTAGTAAACTTTGATGCAGCTACTGGAAAAATTACTAATGTATCTGGAGTAACTAATTATAATTTAGAAAATTATGAAGAATCTGCATATGAAGGAACAGCTAAAGGGCCTGAAGAAAATACTATAGATCTTTTTAGATATAGTAGAATGCCTTTAGGAAAACCAGAAATAACTAAAATAGTTGCAAGTACAAAAAGAAAAAAAATAGAAGATGTTACTGACAAAGAGGTTAAAGCGTGGGAAAAAAATAATCCCCAAACTATAATACTTGCGTCAGAAGGTAAAAGTTTTAATATTGATCAAAAAGCTGCTAAAACATTTACAGAAATGGCAGGAGCTGCGATAGCAGCAGATAATCCTCTTGCTTTTGAAACAATGTTAAATAGTTACTCTTCTATAAATGTTTTAACGGATCCTGATAGAAGAGAAAGATATAACGGAATGTCTGCGTCTTTACAGCAGTTAATTAAACAAAAAAATACTAACAGAGTATTAACACAAACTCCTAATATATGGCAAAGTGATGGAGAAACTAGTTCGGGGTATTTTTTAGATTATAGGTTTGAAGAAAATACAGGTATAATAGTAGACGTTAGTCAAATTACTATAGATAATGCAACAGGAGAACAGTTATCAAACACTCCAGTAACTACTCATACAATGCCTGGTATAAATTCTCAAAGTATTAGAGCTATGGATGTTTTTTACGGAGTAGGAAATGATGATGACGTAGTAACAAATCCACAAGCAAACTTAGGAGAACAGTCTTTTCTTCCTGCAAGTTTTCTACCTTTAGACTATTTAAAGCTAGCGCATAGATACGGAGTACGTAGATACGGTAAATAATTTTTATCTTTGAAACATGGAAGAAGAAGAGTACTTAGATGATTCTAAAAAAGTAGAAGTTAAAGGTGTAGAAACTGCTCCTATTGCAGAAGAGGTTATACAACCTGTCGAAGATATTGTAGTAGATATAGAAGAGCCTAAAAAAACTAAAACTAAAACTGCTAATACTAAAGATGTCACTAAACCTATTATTGATACTACTTCTGCAGTAGAAGAAGAAGTACAAACAAAAGATATTTTTGACGATTTAAGAAAAAAACCTTTTCCTGCAGCTATGGAGTTTTCTACTCCTAAGACATCGCAAGAAGCTTTTTCTAGACAATTAGGATCAAGAGCCGCTGCTCCTACTACTTCTACTATAAAAGGATTTACAGGAATAGTAGATTACGATGCTTTACAAGAGATATATGCTCCAGTAGATTTAGCTGCTGGAATTCCTGATCCACAAGAGCGTGAAAGTTTTATAGCTAGTAATGGCAGTAAAATGGTAAAACTTTTTAATGAAAATGATTTTGGAGTAAAGTTTGAATCTGATTTAGCAGACTTAGCAAAGTATAAAGAAAAACAATATCCATTAGCAGTTAAAAAGTTTATAGACGACCTAGATGCAAATCAAGGATGGATGGCAGAAACATCGCTTACCTTTGCTAAATTTATAGGCAAGATAGCAGTAGGTGTACCTGCTACTATGTTAGCTTCAATATATGGAGCAGGGTCTGCATTAGTTAATTGGGATTCCCGTAAGTTTTACGACAATGCTGTAATGGACGCTGCAGAATATTTAGACCAATCCGTAGATAAATATACTGCTATATATGGAGGATCAGATGTTTTTGATTTTGAAATAAATCCAGATACAGGAATATACGAATTTAAACAAAAAGATTTTTTAGCTAGAATGGCTTCTGATCCTTTAAAATCTATTAATGCCGACGTAGTTCCTGCTGCAGCTTTTATTGCAGATATGGTTATTTCTGAAAGTGCTTTTGGAGCATTAACTGCCGCTACAGGAGGTTTAGCTACAGGAGGACTTGCAGTAAATACTGCTAGGTTAGCAAATAAAGCAAAACAATTAAGTGGTTGGGCTACAAGAACAGGACAATATTCTAAAGCTAATCGCATACTAAGAGGAATAGACAAAGTAGACGATGTTAAAGCTGCTGCAGATATAGCAGAAAAAACACAAAGATATAGATCTGCTTTTGGAACAATAGGATCTATGTATCGTTCTTCTGCTTACGAATCTGCTTTAATAGCTAGAGACACAGATAAACATACATTAGAACTATTAATTTCTCAGCATAAAGAACGTGAAGGTACAGAACCTACAAAATTAGATTTAGCAAGATATAAAGATTTGGCTAAAAGTGCGGGGGAACAAGCTTACGGTCTTAATGCAATATTAGTAGGTGGTAGTAACTTAATACAATTTCCTAGACTACTAACAAAAAACTATAGAGTAGCGTCTTCTAGAAAAGGAGTATTTAATTCTTTAAAGCTAGGAGGAACTCAATTTAAAAACGGAAAGCATATAGCAAATGTAGATGCTAAAAAATATTTAAAAACTTTAGGTTATGCTAAAGCCGCTATTAAAGGAGGTATAACAGAAGGATTTGAAGAACTTTCTCAAGGTGCACTAGAAGAAGGATTAGTAGATTATTTTGCATCTAAGTACAGCGAAGACTCTAATAGAAATGGTTTAGAACTAATAAATGCAATAACAAATAAAGCTTCCACATACCTAAATACTGTTGAAGGACGAGATAGTGTTACTATTGGAGCAATGATGGGTATGTTAGGAATTAGAGTTCCTTTTGTTAAAAAAAGCGATTCTAAGTTAGGGTTCTCTCTTACTACAAAAGGTTTTGGCGGAGCTCGACAAGAAATCCAAGAAACTAGAAAAAAAATAGATGAAGCTAGATCTACTGCAGAAAGTTTAAATTCTAATTTAAATTTTAATCCTGTATTAAGCGCTACTTTTGAAAACTCTACACGGCATACGCAGAGCCAAAAAAACATGGATGCTGCAGCTAATAACGGAGATACTTACAGATATAAAAATTCAGAATTTGATTCTTTGTTTAGTCTTGTGCACACAAGAACTAAATTAGGATTAGAAGATACAATAGCACAAGAATTGGATGGTGCTTTAGAAATGCCTATTGAAAAGTTTAACGAAACTTATGCTACTAAAGGAGTAGAAAATTATACAGAAGAAACTAGGGCCCAAGCTGTAGAGTCTGCTAAAAATACTGCTGCTAAAATGGTAGATTCTATAAAAAGTGTAGAAGCTCTATTAGCAAATAAAAAACCTGATCTTTTAACAAGGGCTGCTGAAGAAGCCTGGTTAGCAGTAACTGGCAAAGAGGCAAAAACTACTTTAGATCTTTCACAAGTAGAACAAGGTATTAAAGACCAAATGGTTTATTTACATGCTGCAGTAGAAAATACTTCAAAACGTGAAGCAGAGCTTTTAGAACAAATAAGAGAAAAAACTAATCACAGTTTTCCTTTGTCTACATTAGATAGATTATTAACACAAGTTTCTGGAGTAAGAATAGAAGACGGCAAACTTACATTTAGTAATAGAGCTCAACAAGTAAAAGAAGAAGTTCTTAAAGAATATAAAAATCTTTTAGAGTCTTATAAAGAAGAAGATCCTGTTAATTATAACATGAACGTAGCAGAAGTATCTGATTTACTTGATGATGTTTTAAAATTAAAAATTAGAAGAGGAGAAGCTTCTAGAATGTACCGTGAGCTTTTTACAGAAAAAGGATCTAAAGAATTTGCTGATTTTGCAGTATCTTTATCTATTGCTGCAGATAAAAAAAGAAATAAGATATTAAAAGATATTATTAAAAAAGAAACAGAAGAAACTAGAAATGCAACTCTTGCTAGGCAACAAAAAAATGAACTTTCTGTTTCTGGAAATACTGGTATTGTTGATGCTAAAATAAATTCTGACACAGTAAACGGTATAAAAGAAATACAAGCTAGAGAAGAAGACCCTACTAATTCTGATGAAGATTTAGTAGACGGTATGCTAAAAACTTTAGATAATTATCCTGGCCTACTTACATTAGTAAAAGAAAGATTAGAAGACAGAGGAGTCCCTACTGAGGGTATTGCTGTAGCTGCACAAATTCAGTTAAGAGATTCTGACGGAACTATGTTAAGTAATTTCTTTAAAGAAATAGCTATTCTAAAAAAAGAAGTAAAGGCTATGGAAGATGCCATAGGAGATACTTTTAAAGCAGATACAGCAGATCAATTAGGACAAGTACAATCTAAAGACGGTGAACCTGTTTTAGACAAAGATGTAATAGAAAGCGATGTTTCAGAAGCTCTTTCTAAAGGAAAACAAGTTACTAAAAACTTAACTATTATAAATACTTTTGACAAAAAAATAGAAGGAGGAAAAACTGTAAAAGGAGAAGACGGAAGAGCGGTTAAACATTCTGTAAATAAACAGTATTATCCTCTAGACGCTAACAAAATTAATGATCCTGATTTTTTAAATAATTTAAAACTTACTTCAGAAAAACATAATTTTACTTTTAGAGTACAAAAAGACAATCCTTATAACAATACTGCTAGTGTAGAAAACATGGCTATTGAAGTTGTTTACGTAGATCCTGTAACACAAGAAGAAACATTTATTTCTAGATTACCTGCTTACAAAAAAGGAATGCCTAAACAATTGTTAGAGCTTAGAGAAGAGGTATTAAAAAGATCAGAAGTTACAGAAGATGTTAGTGAAGACAACGTCAAAAGAATTCAAGAAATAAAAGCTAGAAAAAAAGAAATTAAAAAAGAGCTTAAAGAAAAACCTAAAACTCCTGCTTTAGAACCTATTATTTCTACAAATGAACTTGCTTTAGAACAAGAAAAAACTGCTCTTGAAGAAGAACAAAAACTTGATAGTCCTAATAAAAAAATTATAGCAGGGCATAAAATTCGTATCAAAGAATTAGAAAAAATAATTAAAGAGGAAGCTATTATAGTAGAACCAACACAACAAACTAGTGGGGTTAAATCTGAAAATATATCAAGTAAAGGATCAGAGTTTGCAAAGAAGCTAACTAATCCTGGAAATAACTTAAAAGTTACATATAAAGGAAGAGAGTTTAGAAATGCAGAGCATGCTTATCAAACG